GCCAAGCGGATGCCTCAGTAGCATTTCAATCGCGCAGTGATGCGCCGCAGCCCATGACGGAGGCCCAATGGCCGAGAAATCAAGCGACGACGTAGTCCGAGACGCCTTGGAGCGGTTCGAGGACTCTGTCGAGGGCTCCGAGCATAATCGAGAAGCCTATTACGAGGACTTCAAGTTCGCCCGGCTGGCGGACCAATGGCCCGACGCGATTCGTAAGCAGCGGGTTCAGGAGGGTCGGCCAGTTCTGGTGATAAACAAGTTGCCGGCGCTGATTCGGGCGGTCGTCAACGAGAGCCGGCAGAACCGCCCCTCGATCAAGGTATCTCCGGTCGACAGTGGCGCCGACGAGGACACCGCCGAGGTTATCGGTGGACTGGTCAGGTCTATCGAGCGTAACAGCAACGCGGAGATAGCCTACAACACGGCGCTAGACCAGGCGGTTACCGGCGGCTTCGGCTTTTTCCGGGTCTGTATCGACTTCGCGAACGAAGAGACGTTCGACATGGAGGCGAGAATCGACCGCATCCCGAACGCGCTACAAGTCCATTACGACCCGACGACTACAGAGTTCGACGCCAGCGATTGGGAGTTCGCGTTCGTTTCCGAGATGGTGAACGAACGCGAATACAAGCGGCTTTACCCAGACGCATCCATGGTGGCGTTTGACGGTGATAGCCGTAATAACTCCTGGGTTGCTGACGACGACATACGGGTGGCGGAATACTTCCTTCGCACCCTATCCACGCGGATGCTAGTCCAGTTCCAGACGGGACAGGGCGTACAGGTCTACCGCGAGGAGGAACTACCGAAGGCGGCTGAAATGTTTTTCGAGGCGGGCGGGATCGACCCGAGCGGCGGCAGTGACGAGGAAATGGTTCAGGCATTTGTTCAGATGTCTGGCATGACCGAGATGGCCCGACGTGAGGCCGAGTACCACACAGTCACGCGCCGCATTATGAACGGCGTGGAGGTGCTGTCCGAGGACGAGTGGCCGGGGCCGACGATACCTATCTGTCCGGTTTGGGGCGATGAAGTTTATATCGATGGGCGCCGACATTTCCGCTCGATGATCCGAGACGCGAAAGACCCGCAGACCATTTTCAACTTCTGGCGTTCGGCGACCACCGAACTGGTGGGGCTCGCACCGAAAACGCCGTGGGTTGGGCCGAAGGGTTTTATCCCCAAGGGGCAGGAGGCGAAGTGGGCGAGCGCAAATACGCGGAGCCATGCGTATCTCGAATACGAAGATATGGGCAAGAACCCGCCGCACCGCGTAGAGTTCGCCGGGGTGCCATCGGGCGCTCTTCAAGAAGCGTTGAACGCTAACGACGACATGAAGGCCATCACAGGCATATACGACCCGTCCCTGGGCGCGGAATCCCCAGAGAAATCTGGCGTCGCCATCAGGGCTCGGCAGACGCAGGGCGACATATCGAACTTCCACTTCTTGGGCAATCTGAGCCGGGCCATAAGATACTGCGGCCAGGTGCTAGTGGACATTATCCCAGCGGTTTATTCGGCCCGTGAGACGGTTCGGATTCTGGGCGAAGACCGGGCGCAGCAGGTTATCAAGTTGACCCAGGAAGCCGGCGGAGCCGAGGGCGATGAGTTGTATAATCTGAGTGTCGGTCGATACGACGTGACGGTTGCGACTGGCCCGAGCTTCGCCACGCAACGGGAAGAAACCCGCGACACCCTGATTGAGATTATGCGCCAGGTTCCCGACGCCGGCCCGTTTATCGGCGACGTGCTGATGGACCATATGGACTTCGTCGGCGCCGACAAGGTTGCCAAGCGGCTCAAGATGCTGCTGCCCCAGGCCATTCGTGACGCCGAGGATGCCGAGGCTAATTCAGACGACCCCGAGAAGGCGGCCATGCAGCAGAAGCTACAGGCCATGCAGCAGACCATGGAACAGGCCAAGCAGGCAGTCATGGCCGAGATTCAAAAGCTGCAACAGGAGAACGAGGCGCTGAAGGCTGACGGCCAGGCCAAGGTGGCGGAAGTCCAGGCCAAGCAGGCTGAAGTCCAGTTGAAGGCGCGCGAACTGGTGCTGAAAGAAGCTGCGGCTGATGCCGCGCCGACAGTCGAAGAGCAGTGGTCTTACGACCGCCAGATTGACGCCGATAAGCGGCAGTTTGACGCTGAACAGGACGCCGATAAGCGGCAGTTTGATGCTGAACAGAACGCCCTGGACCGTCAGGCCAAAGTCGAGTTGAAGCGCGAAGAACTGGTGGTCAAAATCCAGGAACTAGACGAGGGCAGGAGTGCCCGGCGCGACGGCATGGCAGAGAAGGGCATCCTCAACAGCGACCAGTTAGACGAAGACCGCGCTCTGGCGGCCCAGGCGGTCCAGGCGGCACAGGATGGTCAGAAGGCGATTGTGGGCGATTTGGTTGCTGTCATGGCCGCGCCGAAGCGCATTCTAAGAGACAGCCAAGGGCGCCCGGTCGGTATCGAAACAATAACGACAGATGCGACTCTTGTAGATTGCGACGACATCACCGCCGTTATGGCCGCGCCGAAGCGTATTGTTTGGGATAGCCAGGGGCGCCCAGCCGGTGTTGAAACAGTCGTAGCTGAGTAGAGGCGGCCATGTGGGGCGCCAGTCTCTGGGGCATTGGCAATTGGGGCGTTATCGATGCCGTCGTGGTGGCAGGCGGAACGGCCTGGAACCCGGACTGGGACGAATACCTTGACGATGACCAACGCGCCGCCTACGGGCTCGACCCCAAGAAGGCGCGTCGTGCAGCCGTCACGAACGCGATCCGGGAAATTTATGCAGAGGAACCGGCGGATTTCGCGCCGGGGATTGCTAAAGCGAAAGAAGTTATCGAAGCAAAGGACCGCCAAGGCCACTTAGTTGATGGCCTGCTGGCCGATGCCATCGCCCTGCGACTCGTAATGACCGCCCGACGTGTCTCGGAGGCGGCCAAGCGGGCGCAGATGGAAGACGACGACCTCGCGATCCTATTACTGCTGGCCGCGTGATCTGGAGATATGATGACCCCACGCCAACGTGCTCTCGCAGGACAGATGTACGGGGCGGGTGGGCCTGTTCAGCAGTCGTTGGCCGGTCCGCGTGCGAGGAGTGGTCGCGGGGCTGCTGTCGCGCGGGGATACGCGCCCGATGCCTATCGGTCGTCCATGTTGCCCTTCGCCCGCACTCAGGGGGGGCAGACCCGTCTGGCTGTTCCCGGTATGCTGACGGAGGTTTGGGACGCCCTACAGACGGCGAACCAGTATTCCTCGGGTCAGGTGCCCATGGCCGAGGCCAACGTGGCTGATGTGGCGAACATCGGGCTGAACCTCGCCGGCACGGGCTACACCAAGGGACTGTTGAGCGGGCCTCCTCCTCTCGGGATGCTCAACCAATCGTCATGGCACGGCGGGCCGAACAAGTGGCTACCGGACGCCACTGGCAGGGTCGGGCCGAGTCTGGAGAAGGTAGGCACGGGTGAAGGCGCGCAGGCTTACGGGTGGGGGTTCTACTCGGCGGATGTCCAAGATGTCGGCAAAATGTATCAGCGTGAACTATCGCCGGTTGCTGGTGAAACCTACGGATGGAAAACTCACGGCGCATCGGACAGCGCAAAAGATATGCTCGCTGCTTACGGCGGCGATATGGACAAGGCCATCGCGGCGGCTAGAGATAAGCTATCACCTCGGTTCACTGAGCGGCTGCATAGATTATATCGGGGCGTTGACGACGAACTGGAGAACATTAGAAAACTCGGGCAGGGCGATTCCCCAGGCCAACTCTACCACCTAGACCTCCCCGACGAAGACGTAGCGAAATACCTCGACTGGGACGCGCCGCTGAGTCAGCAGCCGGCGAATGTGAAAAAATCCTTATCAGCCTTGCTTGAAAGAATTAACGCAGGGAGAGTGGAAAGGTTTGGCCCTGGTGGCACGTTAATATCTAAAGAGCGCTTTATGAAAATGACAGGTGAAGACCTGCAAGACCATCTTGCCGTGACTTTTGGCAGATCAGAACGAGCCGTTTCCGAAGCCCTACGCGACGCCGGCATCCCCGGCCTCAAGTATTTCGACGCCAAAAGCCGCCCGATAACCGGCCAGCCCACGGCACAGGGTACAGCAGCTAGTCTTCTCGATGCAGCGGGCGGCGATGTTGATGCGGCAATTGCACTCGCTCACAAGCGCATCTCTCAGGGCAATATCCCGGCAGATCAGCCCGTCAAAGGCGGGCTGCGGGACGCAATTGAAGTGTTGAAGCAATATGGCGAGCCGCGCACCCGCAACTACGTCACCTGGGACCAAGACGTTCTCGACCGCGTTAAGATATTGGAGCAACCATGACCCCACT